CATTCCTCGCCGACATTGTAGGCCCAGCCGCGATCAATCCCCGGATAGCGGGTTTCGGGCACGCCTGTGCGCGGATCGGCGTCCTCATAGGGGCGAAGGTCGGGCGCCTGGTCGGGACCATCCTTGCCGAGCGCTTTCAACTGTCGCTTCGACAAGGCCTCGATGTCGCAGCCGCAGCCCCAGCCATTCGGCGGGAACATGATCCGCCAGGCCGGATCGGTCGCCGCCAAAACAAGCCCGTTCCACGAGAGGTGAAGCTTGCGCGGATGCAGCGCGCCCGAATGGACATATTTCCAGTATGGCCGGTATTTCAGGACATCGGGATCGGTGAGCTGCTTGTAGCGCCCGGCCATGTAGGACGTGCGCATGTTCGTCGTGTAGATGATCCGCGCCCGCCAGGCGCGCCGCTCTTCCTCGGTCTTGCCGTGCGAATTGTAGCGCCAGCCCGTCCGGTCGACGATCGCGTCGAAATCCTTGCGGAATTCCTTGAGGCCGGTTCCTGCAGCGCGCGCCTTCTCGATCGCCGCGCGAAAATCCGCCAGCATGTCGTCCCGCGTCACGCCGGCGACGGAAAAGGCCCGGACATGAGCCGCGTGCTTCAGATCGTCATGGCGGCGTGTCGGCAGGTTGACCTTGCCAGAAAGGAAATCGATCGCTTCCTTGAAAGGGATTTGATCAGCCATCGGAGCCCACGCTGTCGTGGCCTTCAAGGCGAGCAAGCGTCATGCCTTGCTCCATCAGCTCCGCAAAGCCGCCAACGTCCATATCGGCCGAAAGCCGGGCGAGCCGCAGCGAGAGATCGTCAAAGTCGGCTGCCGCATTCACCTGGTTGCGGATTTCTTCGATCGTCGCCGCGATGACCGGATCGCCGAGCTCTTCCATTTGGTCCGCGATCTCGCTTGCGGCGTCGGTCGGGTGCGAGTGTTCGGCGAAGTCGGTCCCGTCTTCGGCTTTCGGCGGCTGCTTGCCGTTCGGTTCGTCCGCAGGCTCCGGCGCCTTTCGCTTTACCCAGGCGCCGCCATAGGTCTCGTTGAAATAGTCATCGTCCTCGGGCTCATAGCCCATCTCGTAAATCTTCTTGTCGCGCTCGACCTTGTCATTGAGGTCTTCCGCTTCCGAGAAATCACGCCAGACCTCGGGGATTGCTGTGCCCGGCCAGTTGGCCTCGACGAACCAGCGCACCAGCGTGTCGCGCACCGTCTCGCAGACGAGATCGGCCGCGGCCTTGGCGATTGCAATCCGAACCTCGTTATGGATTTCGCCAAGCGACCTTGCGCCGCGCTCGCCTGAGTTGGTCGAGAGCGTTTCGCCGAGCACGGCCTCGCTCATCAGCTCATCAAGGTAACGCGACAAGGTCTCGAAAACATCGCCGCCGCCGGCGCTCTTTGCCTCAAGCAGGCTGACATTCACCGTATCGGGAACCGCAAGCCCCGTGTCGCCGGCCATCCGGCGAAGGGCGTCCAGCAGTTGGTCCTGCTTTGCCTGGTCAAAGCCGCCGCTATATTGCGCAAGCGTCGTCGGCGTCGCGTGCTTTTCCGTTCCGCGCAGCCAGTGCGCCAGCACTTGCCGCTTGAACCAGGCCGGCCAGAACAAGACCGAACCGATGCCGACGCCATAAGGATCGTCGTCGTCATCGTCGATCGAGTGGCGATGGACGATGAACTTGCGATCGGGAACCGCTTCTCCGTCCATGGTGCTGGAACGGGTCAGCATCCGCAGCTCGCCCTCGACCGAGAACCGGAACCGCCGCTGTTTCTTGACCTTGACCGCGCCGGCCTTCCAAAGGCCTTCATCGTTGATCCAGACGATCTCGGCCACGGCAAAGCCCTTCAGGATTGCGCCGAGCAGTCCGCGCGTCAGCCGGTCGAAGTTGATCGCCTTGAGCTGCTGCTCGACGGCCTCGGCAATCTTCTTGTCTGCGCGCCTCTCGGAGGCCGGAAACACCGCCCACTCGCGGGAGACGACTTCCAGTTTCATTTTGGAAAGCACCGCATGGGCATGCGGATCGCGCCTGATCTCGTCGTAGAGCTTCAGCGCGCTCGCGCCACCGCGTGCGGCCAGCACCTCGTCCATCGGCTGCAGCACGCCCTGAAACGACGGAATGAAGGGATCGCTGACAGCGGTGGCGATTTCGGCGCGGACGAGCTTTGCCATTTCAGAACCTCATGAAGCCTAGGAGATCGGCGAAACGTTCGCCAAGATTGAGACCCTTGCCGAACTCGTCGATGGCAGGTGTGCTGAACCGCTCGCCGGCAGTGCCGGCGCCGATCTCGCCGCTGTCCTGCTCGCTGGCAAAGACGGCAAGCGCGCCGGCCGGGGCCGCGTCGCCATGCCGCTCGAAACCGTCGGCGCCCATATTGTGAAAATCGACCGGCACCTTGGCGATGCCGCGCTGCATCTTCAGCGCCCGGTAGTCGTTGAGAATATCGTCATCCTTCGGAAGCTCGATCAGCCCGTCATCGAAAGCGGCTTTCAGCTTCGGCATATTGACCATGTACCAGACCTCCGAAAGCTTGATCTCGGAGACATAGACCGCGCCGAACTCCTGGCGCGCCAGCTCTGCAAGTGCCGCGCCATTGCCGGTGGCGTCGAACGCGGCATGGAAAAAGCGCGGCAGGTGTTCCTTGATGAAGCAGACGATCTGGAACTGCGAAGTGTAGGGCACGTCGCGCAGTTCGAGGATGAACGGTGTGGCCAATGTCAGGTCGGGGCGGACCTGCAGCGGATGGATGACCGAAAGGTCGGCCGTTCGGCCAAAATCCTGCCCGAGGCAGGAGCGGTAGTGCCGGTCGAGCTTGGCAAGATGCGCCAGGAGCTGCTCTTTGCAGAAGGCCTCGACCTCCGCCTCGCGGAGATCCTTCGGCCAGTCGACAAAGCCCTGCGGCGGATGCCAGCGGATAACCGGGATATCATCGCGCATCCGCGAGACGATCAGCGCCCGCGACAGATAGGCGCCCGACGACAGCGAGGGAATGCAGAACAGCTCTTCATCCGCGCCGCTGCCATAGAACTTGATGATCGAGGCGCGCCAGGCGGCCTCGGCCTCGGGCGACCATTCCTTGCCGGTGACCAGACAAATGCGCTCATAGAGCCCATCGCGCAGCGCATCGTCGAAATCGATCCTCAGATGCGAATAGCTGGACTTGCCGGCGAGGATATCCTGAACCTGCTCGTTGAAATGGTTTTCGAAGCCGTCATGGGTCGAGCAGACGATGACCTGACCGCCCCACATGAGGAAGGCAAGCGCCGCTTTGAGAAGCTGCTCAAGGCTGTCGACAAAGGCGGCCTCGTCGATCATCACAACGCCCTGCTTGCCGCGCAGCGTGCGCGGCGCCGAGGAAAGCCCGACGATCTCGAAGCCGGAGGCGAACTTGATGCGGAAGGCCTGGATCGCCCGCTCGCCATCCTTGTCGCTGTCGTCGAAGAGGAATTCCTCCATCTCCATGGCGGCCGAGGAGAAGGACCGCGCCCACATGGCCGCCGCGTCGATGAATTCCCGCGTCATCTCCTGGCTATAGGAGATGTACATGAAATCCATGCCGCCGGCCTCGCGCGACCGCGCAGCACGGAGAACGGCATAGGCGGCGCACGCCCAGGTGAGTCCGATCCGCCGCGACTTCTCGACGAACAGCACCGGGCACACGCCCTCAAGCAGCGATACCGTGCGCGCCTGATAGGGCAGCAAAGCCTTGCGGCGCTCAATCCTCTCAAGCACCGCATCGGTCGATTGCCGCCGGGCGAGTGCCCAGTCCTGTTCGGAGATCGGGCCGCTCATGTGCTGACGCCCAGAAGCTTGTCGAGGATTTCGCCTGCGGCTTCCTCGGAAAGGCCGCGTGCCTTCGCCACGGTCTGGATCGCCTTCTTCGCCTTGTCGGCAAAGTCCGCCTCGACCTTCTGGCGGCGCGACGAAGAGACGCTCTGCGCCTGGACCGCTGAGCGCAAGGCATTGGCGAGTTGCATGGCGCCCTTCGGATCGAGGCCGCCATCCTCTGTTGCCTGCAGCAGCTCATAGATCAGGGTCTTGATCGCCTCGGCGGTAATCAGCGTCAGCTCATCGGAGGCTTCGGCATCGATGCGCTGGGCGATGGTTGCTGCGATCTCGCGCGTCTCCTCGATCCGCCTGGTCATCCGGGCAAGATTGACCGAATAACGATTGAACGCGGTGAATGAGGGAATATCGAAGTCGACGCCGAATTCGCCCTGGATCGCCAGAAGCTTGTCGCGGAATTCGGCATGTATCTCGGTTTGGCTGCGCTTGCGCCTGGCGAGCTCCTGCGCGGCCCAGGCGACGGCATCGTCACACTCGGCTGGCAGAAGATCGATGTTCGATAGCCTTCCGCGTCCTCGCTTTGCCATGGCTCAGACCTCGGGGGAGGGGCGGGCAATGCCCTCGATGATCGAACGGCGCTCGACATGGTCGAGGCCTGCCCTGGTGATCGACGGGATCAGCACGCTGCCGGCCTCGGTCACCGTGACCGCGCCAAGCTCTTCCATCTTGCGGATCTGCGTACGCACATAATCGCGGCTGCGGTTATGGCCGAAGGTGCGCAAAAGCATGGTCAGCAGCGTCTCGTTCAGCGTGCCATCGGTCTCGATCGCCAAGCCGCGAAGGATGATCAGACGCGCGTCGCGGGCGGAATATTCCTCAAACGAAACCATGTCAGTGCTCCCCCTTGGTTCTCAGGTAGTCGTCGATGCGCGTGACCGTGGCGCCCATGCCGCCAAGCCGTTCCGTCAGCGCCGAGACCGCCCCTTCGATTTTTGCCATCGAAATCTTCAGGTCGACCACGCTGTCCTTGTCAGGCAGGTGGCGAAGCTCGCCCTCGATCTCCTGGATGCGGCGATCATGCTCGATGACGATCTTCTCGACCGCCGCGAGCTTCTCGCTGTTGCCCTTCGCCCGCGCCGTCAGCCAGGCATAGATGAAAGAGCCGAGCGCGATCAGGCTGTTGATGGCCGTGAGCCACGGCAGAAGCGGGTCGATCGTCATCGGCAATAAAACTCCCGCTCGCGTTCCGACTGGCAGGAGGCGCACCGCCTGGCGAAGGGCGCGGCCTTGCGACGCTCCTTGGGGATAAGCTCGCCGCAATCGGTGCAGTGCTTTGCTCCCGAGGCGGCAAGCGCCCGGCGCGCGCTTTCAATCCTGCGCTGGCGGGCGGCGTCATGGCTTTCGGTGGCCGCCTCCAGCCTTTCCTCACGGTTCATGCTGTCTCTCACTCGCGTGTTTCAGGGCGGCATTCGCCGCGTCGATCGCCGCGATCGCGCCGGCGCGGCGCTGATCGCAGATCTTCACCGCCATGCGGTCGTTTCCCCATTTGTCGACGACCTGACGTTCCGAAAGGTCGCCTTCATCCGGCAGTTCGGAGAGCATCGTCCCGCACGGACGACGCGCGCTTTCCGGCGCCTCGACAGGCGTCTGAACCAGCTTGATCGCGGGGGCCGGATCATTTCGGGAGGAGCTGCACGCGGCGAGCGCCAAGCCCGCAACGATCGCCATCAGGCAATGCCGCATTGTCTTCCTCCATCTGTTTGAGCTGATTGAGCGCAGCCGCCTCGGCGGCCCGGATTTCGCCATCGGCGCGCATCGCCTGGCGCGCGAGTTCGGCGATTGCGCCCGAGAGAGCGGCATTGGCCTCCGCCACATCGGCGCGCCAATAGGCATCGCGCTCGGCCTTTGCCGCGGCGACCCGATCGTCGATAAGGTTGGATACCTTGCCGACCGCCATACGGGCCGCGACGCCGCCAGCCGCCAGAAGCGCCGCGACCAGAACCATGGTCGCCGTCTGTTTCGAGAAAAGTCCGATAAGCCAGGCGGGCACTATTCGCTCCCCCGGTCATTCCGCTGCCGCGCGAGCGTCTGCATGTCCTTCGACCCCGTCATCCGGTGAATGCCGAGCATGGCGGCGACCAGACCGGCCATGATCGGAATGACGGTCGGCGCCAGCGACAGCGCGCCGGCAGAATCAAGGCAGGCGGCGATCACGACGGTGAAGATCACGATCCAGGCGGCGATCTGGGAAATCAGCATGTAGCGCTTGGAGGACCGGTAATGCGGTTTCTGCATCGTCATGCGCCTCATACCGCAAGCGCCATGAAGGGCGGCTTGCCGGCAAGCGCGCGCTCCATCTCGTCGCGGGTCTGCGGGCCGACAATGCCGTCGGCGAGGATGCCGCGCTCCTTCTGGAACCAGATCGTCACCATCTCGATCGTGTGGTCGAAGGCGTCGGTCGGCTGGACCGGCCATTGATGCCCGATCTGTTCGCGGTAGCGGGCAAGTTCGTTCGCCCAGGCGGCGATGGCGGCCCCATGATCGCCACGGCGCAACATCTCGTCCCTATACGGGATGACTTCGGCCATGCCGCTGACCAGATGGCCATATTCGGCGCGGGCATCGAAGCATGGGCAGGCTTTGCCGCTGTCATAGTCGCGATGGCCGCTGATCCGGCCGATCTCGAAGCGCTCGCAAAGGTCGATGATTTCGGCGGTAAGCGCTTTCTCCTGCGCCAAGGTGCGCGTGTCGGTGGTGCGCTTCATATCGGCGGACCTGCCGCCGACATAGACGACGCCGACCGTGCCGGTGTTGTGACCGGCGACATGCGCGCCGATCCGCTCAATCGGCCGCCCGGCTTCTCGGCGGCCGTCGAGATGGACGACGCGGTGATAGCCGATCCCGGACCAGCCGCGTTCAAGATGCCAACGGTTGATCTCGGCGACGCTCACAGGCCGGCCCGCTGGCGTGTCGGTGCAATGGATGATGATTTCGTTGATGGGGCGCATCGGCAGTTCCGCAATTCGTGTGAAAACCAGTCACAATCACTTGCGGGGTAGTCTGAACGTTCAGACGCCGATTACAGGTCGCAAACAGTTGCGAATGGACCTAGTTTTCTTCGAAAAGGGAGAGCTGACGGCGGTCTGCACTCCGCAGATAGGACCGGACCGTCACGTCAGAAACATGCAGTTCGCGCGCGATCGCGAGAACCGACCAGCCGCGCGCTTTCAGACGTTGCGCGATCCATGCCTTGTTGATCGGCACGCGATATAGTTGCCCCACGCCGAGCGTTTCGGCAAGGGCTTTGACCTTTTCGGGACCGATCACCTGGGAAAGGTCCGAGCCCGAGCGAGGGTTTTCGGAAAGGTATGCCGGCGCGCCCCCAAAGCTCAGGAAGAAGGTGATGGCGAGTTCCTCGCCAAGCACCTCGACATAGGGCTCAAGGTTGGCGGGGATCGGATCACCCATCCGCGCCTCCCTCGCGATAGTCCCGCGAAGGCCAGTGTTTCGGGTAGCAGGAAACGACGGTGTCGCCGCGCAGAATGAACTTCGCGCCGTCGGAGATAACGGCGGATGCGCCAAACCGCACGCCGTCTACGCAGCGGCTCTGGATCATCAACCGCATGGTCTCGACATCGATACCATGAAAGCGTTCGACAAAGCGCAGCACCGCGCGGTCGGTGACGATGGGAACGATGAAGCCGGTTTCCGGCATAGAGGGACGGTCGTTCATTTCGCCTCCGCCTTCATCTTCCGAACGCCTTCACCAAGACTGTTCATGACTTTGATCCATTCCGCACGGGTCAAATCCTGCTCGCCCGGATCAGCACCCGACAGCAGCGATGCAACGGCCCAGAAATCCTTGGGGTCCTGCTGCAGAACCGCCCACTGCGCGACGGCGATTTTGTAGCCTTCGACCTGACGCCAGAGCGGAATATTCCGATGGACGCGCCAGTCCACGCCCGCCTCGCGCGCCATCCACGCCTTCAGCGCCTCAATCGCCTTGGCGGCGTCATCGGCGTAATAGAGAAACCGCGTATGATCGATCCCGGTCTGACGCTTGACGAAGGCAAGCAGCGCCTTGTCGTCGCGGTTTTCGACAATCCCGAGGTTCCAGGCGCCAATCCAAAGCGCCTGAAGTTTTGGTGCAAATGGGCCGGAAAGCTTCTTGCGACCATCCGGACGCCGATCGCCCCCAAGCCGCCGAAACTCGGCGACAACGGCGTCTTTCTCCGCGCCGCTCATGAGCGTGAGGGTGGGCTTTCCGGTGACGCGTTGGTAAAGCGCACGGCGGGCTTCGTCGTCCATGCCCAACTTGCGCGAAATTGCGTGGATAGTACGGTGCGCCATCATCACAACGCCCTTACAAAAGAGTAAGATTGATAAGACGAAGTGTCTCTTGTGGGAGAGAGTGGATAATGCGCTGGCCCATTTGGCCCACAGTTGTCATCTCTGCCGGAACAGGCGTGGGGGTGCTTTTCTCCCCTTTGGTTCTGGCAAAAGGGTACTCCTCTTTTCAGGAATTCGTGTTTGATTACCAACCCTTGATCGGAGGACTTCTTGCCCTTTTCGCTGCTGCTGCAACGGTCTGGCAGATGAACAGAGCGGAACGAGCCGTACAGAAGCGGCACGATGAAGAACGGATTGAGCAGCAAAAGCCAATCAAGCACAAAATCGAAAGGTTTTGCTCCCTTTGCCACCGAAAATTTGTCGGTGTTCGTCACGAAAACTACCTCGACCTTCAAGAGATTGACCTTCCAGTCAACTCCAAGGATTTGGAGATTAGGAATTCCGTGGGGCTTTGGACCAGCGAATTGGAGTTCCATCTTGTCCATCTTGATGAGGTATTCAGACATAAAGATTGGGCTGCTGCAGAGCCATTTTTTCCGGTGGATTTGATGGCAGGGGCGGATACATTTCAGCGAATTGTGGGAGACATGCTTAGATGGACAAGGGAATGCCGCGCCATATTGGAGAGGTCTTGGAAGCAGCACCCGAGTGAGCTGACGATGGGAGAGATACAGCAGTATAAAGGCTACCGTCATCGGCTCAAACAGATGAATGATCAGTCGCTCCCATCCGCAGAGGAGGCCTTTTTGACATCTCTCGAGATATGGGCCAAAGCAACTGATATCGACTTCAAGAGGCACGAGTGAAGGGCAAAAGTAGATGTGTTGAGCCATCACGCACCCGCCCGCGCCAAATCGATCGTGATCGCCTGCCAACGATCCTCGACCGTCCGCCGATGATAGAACCGGACATACTGCTTTGACCCCGTCACCCTCATCGCGTCGCGGATCGCGCCCATGGCCCTCTGCCAGCGTTCGTCCTCGATATTGTGGCGGAGCAGGCCGAAGATTTCAGCGCGGTTGATCTGGCCTTCCTTGTCGGTGTTGAAGGCGCGCGTGACGATCGCCTGGATCTCCGGACGGCTCTCAGCCGACCATTCATTCAGGCATTCGTCGATCAGCCCCTTGGCGATTTGCAGCTCCGGGCCGAAGTCGATCCGCTCGGAGACCTGCACCTGAACCTTCAACAGCCCGTCATAGGACTGATAGGTCCGGTTGCCCTTCTTGCCGCCCTTGGTGACCTCGTATTCCTGCGCCAGCAGCGCGTCGAAGCCGTCGAGGTCAATCATCGTGTGTTCGAGGAACCGGCCGATCTGGGCGGATAGGTCGAAGGCAAAGGCGATGACCTTGCGCACCACCTCGTCCTCCAGCTTGTGCTGCGGCTTGACCA